GTTCCTAACCGCTTCTGGGGTCGTGGCACAGTAGAAAAAGCATACAATATGCAAAAGGCGATTGATGCACAGCTCCGCAGCCACCTAGACAGCTTGGCATTAACTACTGCTCCAATGATTGCGATGGACGCTACTCGTTTGCCTCGTGGTGCTAAGTTTGAAGTTCGTCCCGGCAAAGCAATCCTCACCAATGGTAATCCTGCTGAGATTATGATGCCATTCAAGTTTGGACAAACAAGCCCTGAGTCTGCTGCTACCGCAAGAGACTTTGAGCGTATGCTTCTGATGGCAACTGGTACTTTAGATAGCCAAGGCATGGTTACACAAGCAACTCGTGATTCTAGTGGTGCTGGTATGTCGATGGCTGTTTCTGGCATCATCAAGAAGTACAAGCGTACCCTGACAAACTTCCAAGAAGATTTCATGGTCCCGTTGATTAAGAAGGTTGCGTTCCGCTATATGCAATTTGACCCTGAGCGTTATCCTTCTGTAGACATGAAGTTCCTTCCTACCGCTACTTTGGGTATCATGGCTCGGGAATACGAACAGCAACAGCTTATCGGTTTGCTACAGACTCTTGGACCTGATACTCCTGTATTGCCAATCATCCTCAAAGGCATCATTGCTAACTCCAGCCTGTCTAATCGTGCTGAGATGGAGCAAGCCTTGACACAGATGAGCCAACCTAACCCTGAAGCACAGCAACAACAGCAGATGGCAGTGCAGATGCAGATGGAACAGGCTCAAGCAACCACCCAATCGCTCCAAGCTCGTGCAATGCGTGACCAAGCGGAAGCTCAGAAGACCGTAGTTGAGACCCAATTACTGCCTGAAGAACTCAAAGCCAAAGTTATTAGTTCCCTTTCTACCAACATTGATGGTCAAAACCAAGACCAAGAGTTTGAAAAGCGTGCAAGAATCGCTGATTTGATGCTGAAAGAAAAGGACATCGACAACAAAGGTAAGATTGTTGAGTTGCAGATGAAGAAATCTTCGCAAATGTAAAGAAAACTATTGACTTTTTAACAAAAGTGTGGTAGAATTGCAACAAAATAAGTAAGTAAGTACTCACTTCTCCTCAAAGGACAAAGAAGAATGATAGATAAGAAACTACAAGAATACTACGAGAGTAGGTTCTCAATGATGTCAACCCAAGGTTGGCAAGATTTAGTGGAAGATGCACAAAATATGTTCAATTCGTTGAACCATGTGCTATCAATCCAGAGTGAAGCGGATTTAATGGTAAAGAAGGGACAACTGGACTTGCTTCAGTGGCTCATTACCCTTAAACCTGCTTCAGAACAGGCTTACGAGCAGCTCATGTCGGGAGACTCAGCAGATGGCTCGTAGACTATACGACTTTAAATGTAGTCAAGAACATATTACAGAAGGTTTTGTTGATTATGAGACAACAACAATCGCCTGTAGTTGTGGGAATGTAGCTAATCGAATTATCTCTCCTGTGAGGGTGAGTTTAGACGGTACAGACCCAACTTACGTGGCTGCCTATGATAGATGGGCGAAAAGGCACGAAGACAAGCAGAAGCAAGAAGCAAAGCAAAACGCCTAAGATACCTTTATCGGGAGATAAAGCCTTAGATTACAAATCCTAAAATCACTTGATTCGGTGACAGGAGACTTTAAATGGCAGCAAACTTTATTCAAGAAGAAGAACTGTTTAACGGCAGTGAGCAAGAAGAAGTACAAGACGTTACAACCCCAGTACCCGACAGCACTACTGTAGACAATACTGAAGCGGTTGATGTCAAAGAACCCGTAGAAGAATTACCAGAGAAGTATCGTGGTAAGTCTGCTATTGAGATTGCAAGGATGCACCAAGAGGCTGAAAAGCTCATTGGACGACAAGCAAATGAGGTTCACGAAGTACGAAGTCTTGCAGACCAGCTATTAAAACAACAACTCGACTCTAAGGCTAAGGAAGCGAAGCCTATTGAAGAATCGCTCGAAGACGACTTTTTTGCAGACCCAGCTAGTGCGGTCAACAGACAAGTAGAGAAGCATCCTGCAGTTCTTGAAGCAAGACAAGCAGCGTTAGAAATGAAGCGCATGAAGACAGCTCAACAGTTGTCCTCAAAGCACCCAGACTTTGCAACCATCGCACAAGATGCAGGGTTTCAAGATTGGGTTAAATCTTCTGCTATTCGCTTAAACTTGTTTGCTAAAGCTGACGCTGAATTTGACTTTGAATCTGCTGATGAATTGCTTAGTACCTACAAGGAACTAAAGCAAATCAAACAACAGAACCAAAATGTCCAATCGGCTAATGTAGAAAGCAAAGCTCAAGAACAGGCAATGAAGGCAGCTACAGTCGATGTTGGTGGTGCTGGTGAAACCAGTCGAAAAGTATATCGTAGAGCAGACCTTATTAAACTGAGAATGACCGACCCTGACAGGTATATGCAACTCTCTGACGAGATTATGCAAGCATACGCTGAGGGGAGAGTCAAGTAATTTTAGAATTTCTAATTAAAGGAAAAATATCATGGCATTAGTAGGCGCAGCATACCCCGGCGGTAGTACATCTATCGTCAACAAAACAAACGCAGACAAGTTCATTCCAGAAATCTGGTCTGATGAAGTTATCGCTGCTTACAAGAAAAACCTAGTATTGGCTAATCTTGTTCGCAAAATGTCTTTCAAAGGCAAAAAAGGCGATACACTGCACATCCCTAAACCAACTCGTGGCGTTGCAAGCCTCAAGGCTGCCAACACCGCTGTAACGGTTCAAGCTGATACCGAAAGTGAAGTACAGCTTTTAATCAACCGTCACTTCGAGTACTCACGTTTCATCGAGGACATCGTCGAAGTTCAAGCGCTGTCGTCACTCCGTTCTTTCTACACGGAAGATGCTGGTTACGCTTTGGCTAAACAAGTTGATGACGACCTCATCGCCTTGGGTAAGTCTTTTGGCGACGGCGACGCTTCTGATTGGGTACACAGCAATGCGTACTTCATCGATGCAACTACAGGTTTGACACTGTACGCTCTTGACACTGTAACCACCTCTGACTTGTTCACTGACGCTGGTTTCCGTAAGCTCATCCAGTTGATGGACGACGCTGACGTACCTATGGATGGTCGTAAGTTTGCAATCCCTCCATCACTGCGTAACGCAATCATGGGTATTGACCGTTATAACTCCAGCGACTTCGTTGATGGTCGTGGCGTAAACAATGGTCAAATCGGTAAGTTGTATGGCATTGACATCTATGTGTCAAGCAATATGCCTGTTATCGAAACAGCCTCTGATAACTCTGTTGGCGACGCAATCAAAGCCGCTGTTTTGTTCCATACCGACACAATGGTATTGGGCGAGCAGTTAGGTGTTCGTTCACAGACGCAATATAAACAGGACTATCTCTCCACCCTCTACACAGCCGATACCTTATTTGGTACGAAGGTTGTTCGCCCTGAGGCTGGTTTTGTTCTTGCAGTAAACGCCTAAAAAGCAACTAGGTGGGAGGCTCGAAAGAGCTTCTCATCTTTTTAAAAATGTGTTATACTTAGCATATTTCTAAAAGGATTCTAGTGAAATATTGTTGGAAATGTACTTCTACTAAACCGAAGCTAGATTTTGGTGTTAACAAATCTAAACCTGATGGATTAGCTACAGAATGTAAACCTTGCAAAAGGCAACAAGATAGAGAATACGCAGCACGAAACAGAGAGACTGCAAAACAAAGAGCTTCAGAATGGTACTATAATAATTACGAGTATGCCTTACAGCGTAATAGAGAAAATAATAAACTTTGGCTTAAGAATAACAAAGACAAGCATTGCGCTTATCAAAACAAAAGAAGAGCTGTTAAATTACAAGCAACGCCTAAGTGGTTAAAAGAAGAACACTACAAGCAAATAGAATCGTTTTACTGGCTTGCTAAACTGCAGTGCGAATTAACAGATACTAAATATGAAGTGGACCATATAGTTCCATTAAAAGGTAAAACAGTTTGCGGATTACACGTACCTTGGAACTTACAACTACTTACAGAACGAGAAAATCGTTCTAAATCTAACAGAATTTAGAAAGGCAGGGTAAATCTATTTCCATTTACAGAGGAGCAGGTGGTGCAGGAGATGCCGTAGCAGACTCCGCAAGTGAAGCCTTATTAGTTCGTGACTTAGCTGTAGAAGTTCAAGCCGATGCTGACGCTGCTGCTGCAAGTGCCACAGCTGCTGCTGGCTCTGCTAGTGCTGCATCTTCTTCAGCTAGTGCAGCAAGTACTTCAGCAAGCAATGCTTCAACCTCTGCAACCAATGCAAGTAACTCAGCGTCTACCGCAACAACACAAGCAACCAATGCAGCAAACTCTGCCACTGCAGCTCAGACTGCAGAGACTGCTGCTGAACTAGCAGAAACAAACGCAGAGACTGCAGAGACTAATGCAGAGACTGCTGCAACCAACGCAGCCTCCAGTGCTTCTGCTGCTAGTACTTCTGCTACCAACGCTGCATCCAGCGCATCTGCAGCATCCACTTCAGCCACTAACGCAAGCAACTCAGCTACGGCTGCTTCTACGAGTGCATCCAATGCTTCTACGTCAGCTACTTCTGCTTCAGGTTCAGCATCGTCGGCTACTACGTCTGCAAGCAATGCTTCCACATCAGCAACCAACGCAAGTAATTCTGCTACTTCAGCTTCAACATCAGCTACAACAGCCACTACTCAAGCAGGTATAGCAACAACACAAGCATCTAATGCTTCTACCTCAGCCAGTAACGCAGCTACTTCAGAGACTAATGCAGCAGCTAGTGCATCTACAGCAACCACACAAGCCACTAACGCAAGTAACTCTGCAAGCGCAGCATCGACCTCAGCTACTAATGCCAGTAACTCTGCCTCTGCTGCAAGCACATCAGCTACCAATGCAGCTAACTCTGCTACCCTAGCAGCAACATATACACCAAGTCAAACAGGTAACTCTGGTAAGTTCATTACTACCGATGGTACAAATACTTCTTTTGCAAATGTTCCCATCTCTGTTACTGGCGGTGATTTAACTTTGTCAGGAAGTTCTGGTGCTGCAATCACTAACGCAACTCTAGCCACAGTAAATGCTACTACTGGTTCTTTTGGTTCTGCTACTTCTATTCCTGTAGTTACAGTTAATGGTAAAGGATTAGTTACTGCCGTCACTACCGCTACCGTACAGGGCGGTCAATACTTTGGTGCTGCAGCATCTAAAGCTATTGCATACAATGAAGACTCTATTGCAGAGAACATAACAACCACAAGCGGTAAGAACTGTTTATCTGTTGGACCAATAACGATTGCGTCTGGATTTACAGTCACTATTGCTTCTAACCAGCGATGGATTATATTATGAGTCTTATACTTCAATCCTCAGGCGGTGGACAAATCACCATCCAAGAACCTGCAACTGCTAGTAACTTTACACAGACATTACCTGCTGCTAGTGGTGAAGTCGTGCTGGCTGGCACTACCCCAACATTTAACGGTATTACATTTCCAGCCACACAAGTACCAAGTGCTGATGCAAATACGCTAGATGATTATGAAGAAGGGACTTGGACTCCAACTATTGTTAATGGTGGTGGCACTATTTCTGGAACTGGCAGGTACATAAAAGTAGGAAGAATTGTTCAATTCTCAATTGATGCACAGTTAGGCGGAACTAGAAACGGAAATGTTTTAACTATTGGTGGTTTGCCATTTGTAAATTTAGACTGGACAGCTTGTAGTTTTTATGCGCAATCTTATTCCCCAGAAGGAACTCAACAAGCATCTGGATTTATTGTGTCAACCGCAAGTGAGCTTAGAGTGCAGAATTTTGGGGGTGATGCTGTAGGAACTGATTTTGGAAATGGGTATGCAAACTGGGCTGGTACTTATGCTGCTCTTTAAAACTAATAAATTTATATTAGTTTTACAATAAAGGTAAAATAAAAATGGCACTTACAGAAAAAGTAGAAATTGACCGAATAGAAGTCGTAAACAATTGGGTTATCCAAGTTCGTCAGGCTACTATTATTGAACGAGATGGTGAGTTTGTATCTCGTACTTTTCATCGTTGGTCATTAACTCCCGATATGGACATTAGTGGTCAAGAACAAAAAGTTCAAGACATTTGTAATGCCGCATGGACTGATGAAGTTAAAGCCGCATACAAAACATTTAAAGCGGAACAAGCCACAAGGACGACAGCGTGAGTACAGTTAATGTCAATAGAGTAGTCGATGCAAGCGGTGGAGTTCTAGCACCCATTAGTTCAGTCATGCGGAATCGCATCATAAACGGTGCAATGGTTATTGACCAAAGAAATGCTGGTGCTAGTGGAACTGCTGGTGCTTATACAGTTGATAGATGGTTTTACGAGCCATCACAAGCAACAAAAGGAACTTGGCAGCAAAACGCTGGTTCAGTAACACCGCCTGTAGGATTTACAAATTATTTAGGGTTTACTTCTTCATCTGCTTATACTTTATTATCTAGCGATTATTTTAATTTTCAACAAAAAATTGAAGGTTTTAATACAGCAGATTTGGGATGGGGTACTGCAAATGCAAAAACAATCACAGTTTCAGCTTGGGTTTATAGTTCATTAACTGGAACTTTTGGCGGAACTATAAGAAACAGCGCAGCAAATTATTCTTATCCTTTTACATATTCAATTCCTTCAGCAAACACTTGGACACAAATTAGTGTAACTATTGCTGCCCCAACAGCAGGAACATGGGTTGGCGCAACAAACGGAGTTGGTTTATTATTAGCCTTTAGTCTTGGAACTGGCTCTACATTTAGTGGAACTGCTGGTGCTTGGGCGGCTGGTAACTTCTTATCAGCCACAGGCGCAACATCCGTAGTAGGCACTAACGGTGCTACTTTCTACATTACTGGAGTTCAGCTAGAAGTAGGCACACAAGCTACTTCATTTGAATACAGACAGTATGGTACTGAGTTGAATTTGTGTCAGCGTTATTACAACCCAAATACATACGGAACTGCTGGTTTTACTTACAGCGCAACAACTGGGGTTATGACATTTAACCTTCCAGTTGCGATGAGAACCGTTCCAACTCTTATTTATACAACAGGAAGTTCAACATCTATTGATTTTATTGGTGGAACACAAACTGGAATAACACTTGCTTACACCAGCTATGGAAGCCCCAATTCAATTTGTTATACAGTAAATGGAATGTCAGGAAGAACAACATGGCAGGGGATACTTCTTGGTGGTAATAATAATGTGGCATTTACTGCGGAGTTATAAAATGTATAAACTAAATAAAAATTGGGCAGGTGTTGATTGCGCTGTTATTCGTTTATCTGACAACGCTTGCATCCCTTTCGACCCAGCCAACACAGACTACGCTAACTTCAAAAAAGACCTTGCTAACGGTGCTGAACTTCAAGATGCAGAAGGCAATGTAATAGACGGTATAGCTTATTTAGAGGAACTTGTATGAGCCTAATTCTTGATGGTAGTAACGGTTTATCCGATGTAGACGGTTCAGCAGCTACCCCTGCAATACGAGGTACTGACGCTAATACAGGTATTTTCTTCCCAGCCGCAGATACGATTGCGTTCTCTGAAGGCGGTAGTGAAGTCATGCGTATTGATAGCGCAGGTAACTTAGGGATTGGTACGACTAGCCCTGTAGATAAATTGACTGTTGTTGCAAGCGGTTCTGCTTTATCACAAATTGATTCGTTTGAAACAGCACAATTAAGAGGTTCTTCAGTATCTTATTTGCGTGTGTCTGGAGGTTCTGTAGATACATTGTTTGGTTCTGAAGCAGGTGGGGGGTCATCTTTTATTGGTTCTTATACAAATCATCCTGTTACTTTTAGAACAAACAACACAGAGCGTATGCGTATTGACTCTAGTGGTAATTTGTTGGTTGGGACAAGCACTCCATTAGATTTTTCAGTTCGGTTAGGTGTCACAAATGATGGTGCTGGCGCAGGAGTTGGACCATTTTTTGCTAAAACAACAAGGACTGACTTTTTTGCAGTAGGAGCAGTAGGTAGCAATGCCTCTTTTGCTGACCATGTAATTTATAACCTTTGCACAAGGTCTGCTAATAGTGCCTATAACTTTATGAGGTGCGAGTCAAGTTTTGGTAGTGGAGCAGATGTAGAATTTCTTTTGCGTGGAGACGGAAACGGATATGCAGACGGAACTTGGAATAACAACGGTGCTGACTATGCTGAATATTTTGAATCATTAACGGGGCAAGAAATACCTGTTGGTAGTACCGTAGTTTTAGAAAATAACAAAGTTCGTCTTGCTACTGAAACAGATAATCCAGCCGATGTGATTGGTGTGGTTCGACCAAAAGAGCCAAGCAAAGCATCAATGGTGGTTGGTAACACAGCTTGGAATAAATGGGCTGATAAATACCTAACAGATGAATTTGACCGTTACATTATGGAAGACCACAATGTTGTTGAGTGGACTGACGAAGAAGGCAAGTCAAAGTCATACGAAAGCCATAATATTCCAGCAGATGTGGTTGTGCCTGAGAACGCTGTAATTAAAACCCGTGACGAAAATGGAATTAAGTTTCAACATTACAAACTCAATCCAGCGTGGAATCCAGCGGTGGAATATGTTAATCGTGAAAACCGAGAGGAATGGTTAATTATTGGCTTGGTTGGTCAAGTTAAAGTTCTTAAAGGACAAGTAATGGGCGACCGATGGAAAAAGATGCGAGATGTATCTGAATCTGTAGAAGAATGGTTTATTCGATAATGAAACAAATTACTACACCACAAACAACCGTAGACGCACAAGCAGCACGAATCGCAGCACTAGAAAACCCACCAGTAGAAAGCGCAACAAATGAGTGACATTGACCCAATCGAGTACGGTAAGTTAGTTAATTCTGTAGAGAATCTAGAGCGTAAAGTAGACGCTATGGATAGTGATATTAAGAAATTAGTGGCTATGGCAGAGCGCAGTAAAGGTTCTCTATGGGCTTTGATGGGTGTTGCCTCAGTTGCTGGTGCGTTCATCAGCTATGTGTCTGAAATGATATTTAAAAAGTAAACCATGAGACCATTATCAGTTGGTAAGAACTTAGTAGCAAACACCAAGACTACCTTGTTTACTGTTCCCACAAGGCAGATTGCTAAATGGAATCTCCTTTGGGCTGTTAACAACACTTCTTCTGCTAAGAACTTTACCGCATGGTGGTATGACAAGAGTGAAGATGTCGAAGTCAGGGTTATCCTAAACTACCCTTTAGCAGCTAAGACATTCTTAAAGTTTGATGGCGGTGCTTATGTGACTTTAGAAGAAGGTGATGAAATTAGAGTACAAGCAGAGACAGGCGCAGATTGTTCTGTTCTCTGTACGTTTGAATTACAAGCAACTTCCGCAGTTCAATACAATCAATATTAATCATGCCACTCAAATCCGGTAAATCACAAAAGACTATCTCTAGTAACATTCGAAAAGAGATGAAGTCAGGAAAGCCGCAGAAACAGGCTATCGCAATCGCTTTATCCAAAGCTGGACAATCTAAACCTAAGAAAAGGAAGTAATTATGCCAATGGTCAAAGACAAGAAGTTCCCTTACACAGCTAAGGGTAAGAAAGAAGCTAAGTCGTATGCTATGAAGACTGGAGCTAAAGTATCTACTCCTAAAGCTAAACCAGCTAAAAAGATGGGGTCGATGCGTGGCTACTAAACCCGGCTTGTATGCCAATATCGCAGCCAAGAGAAACCGTATCAAGGCTGGTTCTGGTGAGAAGATGCGTAAAGTAGGCTCTAAAGGCGCTCCTTCGGCTAAAGACTTCAAAGACGCTGCTAAGACAGCTAAGAAGAAGTAATGCCTAAGAAAGCGTTTCAGAACCCCGAAGGTGGTCTCAATCAAAAAGGGCGAGACTACTATAACAAGACCACAGGTTCTAAGCTAAAGCCACCTGTATCCGCTAAAGAGGCTGCAAAGTCGCCTAAAGCGGCTGGACGGCGTAAGAGCTTCTGCGCTAGGATGGGCGGTGTTGCTGGTCCTATGAAGGACGAGAAGGGTAGACCAACCCGCAAAGCATTGGCATTAAAAAAGTGGGATTGTTAAGAAAACACTTGCTTTTTATAAAAAAGTATGATATACTTGGAAAAATATGGCAACTAAAAACTACTTAGAATTAACAAACGAAGTGTTAATCCGACTGCGTGAGCCAGAGGCTTCCTCAGTGTCGGATAACGCCTATGTTAAGCTCATTGCAAAGTATGTAAACGATTCTAAGCGTCAGGTGGAAGATGCTTACAACTGGAACGCATTGTCAGAGACTTTATCTGCTGTGACTGGCGCTGATGTCTTTAACTATGTCTTAACAGGTACAGGTCAACGCTTTCGTGTTATTGATGTCCTAAACGACACCAGCAATTTCGTAATGCGGAACGCTTCTACTCGTTTTATGAACGACCAATTCTTAATCGCTAGTCCAGCTAAGGGTTCTCCTTACTATTATAACTTTAACGGCACGAACACCGACGGCGACACTCAGGTCGATTTATACCCTATCCCTAATGGTGTGTACAACATTCGTTTTAACGTCATTCGACCACAAGTTGAGCTAGTTGCTAACAACGATAAACTGTTAGTTCCACACGAGCCTGTAATCCTTGCTGCTCTGGCTAGGGCGCAAGCAGAGCGTGGTGAAGACGGTGGTGTACAGTCTGCTGAGACATACGCACTGTTTAAACAGAGTCTTGCCGATGCGATTGGTTTAGAGTCTGCACGGTACTGTGAAGAAGAAGCGTGGTATCCTATTTAATGGCTGGCGAACTTAGAACTAACTCGATTGCAGCACCGGGATTTTACGGTCTCAATCTTCAAGAGTCAAGCGTTACATTGGCTTCTGGCTTTGCATTAAAAGCACAGAACTGCGTAATTGACCGCTATGGTCGTATTGGTGCAAGACGGGGCTGGACTCCGCAGAACGCTGTCAACGCAGACTTAGGCTCGAACCCGATTGAATCAATGATGGAGGTTGTAGATGGCGGCGCAAATACTATTATATCAGCAGGTAATAACAAGTTATTCACTGGTCGTGCAACACTTACACAACGTCTTGTCCGAAATGCAGACAATTCAGGAAACGCTACTTACACGATAACTGCTAATAACTGGCAGATGGCAGCAATGCCATACGGTGATGTTAACGACTTTCAGCCTCATGCCTATTTAGCTCAAGCTGGACATCCAATGTTGGTATGGCATGAGTTGCCTGTCTCTGGTGGAGACCCTCACGACCATGATAGCGGTACGTTTGGCTTTCAACAGATAAGCGATGTTGGCACACTGCCAGCCAATCACAATAATGCGTCGTTTAAACCAAACACAGTATTAGCTGCTTTTGGTCGTATCTGGGTTGGTAACATTGCTGGAGACACACAAACAGTGTATTTTAGCGACTTACTACGTGGTTCTGATTTTACTACAGGTTCTGCTGGTTATTTAAACCTACAAGAAGTGTTCCCTAATGGTGACAACATTGTCGCTATCGCAGCACATAATGGATTCTTGGTTATATTTGGTCGTAACAACACCGCTATCTACGCTAACCCGATTGATACAGGTAGCTTAGTATTACAAGACATTATCTATAACGTAGGTTGTATTGCTCGTGATTCTGTACAGAACATTGGTACAGATATTCTATTCTTATCTGATGCTGGTGTTCGGAGTCTTGCTCGTGTGATTCAAGAGAAGTCACTACCAATGAACGACATCTCTAAGAATGTCCGTGACGACTTGATGACTAACATTGCTTCCGAGGCAGATTTAGGCAAGGTTAAAAGTATTTATCACGAACGAGATGCTATTTATTTATTGTCTTTACCTACTACACGCTTTGTGTATTGCTTTGATACTCGCTCACGTTTGCAAGACGGTTCAGCTAGAGTAACGATTTGGGATAAATTAGAGCCAAAATCATTTTGTATTACTCAGGCTAAAGAGTTATTGATTGGTCAGACATCGTACATTGGTAAGTACTTTGGACACTCTGACAATGGTACATCTTATCGTTTACAGTATTACACTAACTACTTTGATTTTGATGCTGCAACTAAACTAAAGATTCTAAAAAAGATTGGTTGGGTATTAATCGGAGGCACAAATCAAGCAGTAGCGGTTAAGTGGGGTTTTGATTACACCGAAGGTTATCAAGCCACTACCTATACCTTAGATACTGCAGTTGTACATGAGTATAACATCGGTGAGTATAACATCGCTGAATACAGTTCAGGTATTGTATTAGATAGGTTCTCCATCAATGCTGGCGGTCAAGGCACTATCATGCAACTTGGTTTAGAAGCAGACATTAACGGCAACCCATTGTCAATTCAGAAGATTGACGTAGCGGTTAAAGCTGGAAAAACATTAGTTTAATAAAAGGAATATATCGTGGCGGACTACAACAAGGCAACAAATTTTACAGCTAAGGATGCCTTACCAACAGGTAACGCAGGTAAGATTGTTAAAGGCGCAGAGATTGATACCGAACTTACTGCAATTTCTAATGCGATTGCATCTAAAGCAGATATTAATAGTCCGGGATTAACAGGTACGCCTACAGCACCTACAGCATCTGCTGGTACTAACACAACTCAGTTAGCTACTACAGCGTTTGTAACTGCTGCTTTGTCTGCTGTATATCCAGTAGGTTCTATCTATGTTAATGCTGCTGTATCTACTAACCCAGCAACTTTACTAGGTTTTGGTACATGGACAGCTTTTGGTGCTGGTCGTGTCATGGTTGGTTTTGATTCTGCTGATGCACTGTTTGACACACTAGAAGAAACTGGTGGTTCTAAAGATGCTGTTGTTGTGTCACATACACACACTGCAACAGTGACAGACTCAGGTCACGTCCATGTTCAGAATGGACAAACCCTTGACCCTTCAGGTGCGGGAGGTGTTAGCGGAGGAACAGCATCGCCAACCGCTTCTATGTCAACACAGTCTGCTGTAACTGGTATTTCTGTAACGAACGCATCTACAGGTGTGAGTGCCACTAACGCCAACGTACAACCATACATTACTGTTCGTATGTGGAAGCGTACAGCTTGATAAAAATATATTTTAAAAGAGATGCTAAATGAATAATATCAAACAAACAGCCGCTAAGTTAGAACAGTATGGTCGTAATGGCGACACTATGTTGGCGCATATCACCCCTGAAGAAGCGCAGCTTCTAAAGAGTGTTGGAGGCTCTGGTACTATCAACCCTAAGACTGGACTTCCTGAGTTCTTTATTGACAAGATAGTAAGTCCCGCCCTCAGTTTAGTTGGTGGTTTAATATCTGGTAGTAAATCTGCCGATGCGTCTAAAGGACAAGCAGAAGCATTGCGAGCTGCTGCGGAACGTGCGTCAGCAATGGCATTGTTCAAGCCAATGGGGATGACTACAGCCTTTGGCTCATCCACGTTTGGTGACGACGGCACAGGTGGTTATACACTTTCTCCAGAGCTTAAAGCCATTCAGGACAGATTGTTCGGAGCTGCTGGCGGATATGACCCAACAGCAATCGGAACTGCAGCACAGCCGTTAATGGGTGGTGCGTCTAGTCTGTTTGACAGAGCCTCAGCTTACTTAGGCCAGTCACCAGAGCAGGTTGCACAAAAATACATTGCAGACCAACAGGCTTTGTTACAACCATCAAGAGCTGCTGATTTTGCTCGATTACAAACCAGTAATTATGGTCGTGGCACAGGCGGTCTTGGAGTAAACACAGGCACTGGTGGCGCTCCTTCCAATCCATTAGCACAGGCATTGTTTAATGCCCAAGGTCGTCAGGACTTGGAACTGACTGCTAGAGCAGACCAAGCTGCTATGGATAGAGCTAGATTTGGTGCTGGCTTGTTTGGCACTGGCGGTGAGTTATTAGGCATGGTTCCAAAACTCACAACAGCGGGTTATGGTCCATTAGAAGCTCAGTTAGGTTTATTACGTACTACAGAAACAATGGGACAAGACCCGTTCAAACTGAGTACGGACCTTGCAGGTCGTTATTCCAATGCAGGTGCAAACGCAGGTCGTTTGTATTTAGACCCACAACAAGCAGCAGCTACAGCATACAGTCAGTATCAAGGCTATAGTCCAATTGGTTCAGCACTGAGCGCTATCGGCGGTGGCATGGGTGGAATGGGCGGTGGTGGAGGCAGTGGTGCTTCTAGCTGGTTTAGTAACTTGTTTAGTAGCGGTCCAGAACCGTTAGGCAACAGAGGCGGCGCAGGCTTCGGACCATAAATCAATTTACTAAATTTAGAATATAAGGACATATCATGGCGGAAATTGTAGGCAGTTTATTCGGAGTATCCCCTGAGCAGTTGATGCGCCAGCGTCAAACAACAGACGCTTCTAATGCGTTTAGGTTTGCACAGCTCAGTCCAATGGAAAGAGCGCAATACTCTATCTATCAGGGCGGAGCCGGTCTTGCTCGTGGTGTGCAGGGCTTGCTTGGTGGAGACCCTGAGTTAGAGCGTGTGTCTAAGATTAAACAACTGTCTTCACAGTTTGATTTATCTACACCACAAGGCGCTAGAGACTTTGCTAAAGCATTGCAACCGTTTGCACCGCAAGAATCAATGATGGCGTTGCGTGAAGCAGAGCGTATAGAAGCCGCCACAGGTAAAGCTGCTTTAACAGAAGCACAGACGGTTAAAGCATTGCGGGAACAAAGAATACCGACATCTCCTCTAGGTAAGTTAATGTATGAAAGAGATGAATTGCTAAAATCAGGTGTACCAGCTAACGACCCTCGGGTTGCTTCGTATACAAGAGCGATTGATGCCGAAGGCTCACCAAAAGGAACTAAGGTTGAAGTTAATCTTGGCGGAGTATTTGATAAAGCCTTTGCTAAACAAGAAGCAGAAAAACAAGCAGAGGATTGGACTAAAGCAGGTCAAGCGTATTCTGATGCGTCTGCCTTAGCACGCAATGTTCGTGAAATGGAATCAGTTGTTGGAAATGCTTTTGTAGGGTCTTACGGCTCATTACAAGCTGGTGTGTCGAGAGCCTTTGGCGGTGGTAAACGATTGAATGACACAGAGGTATTTGATGCCCTGTCAGCACAATTAGTTTTACCATTAGCTAAACTGTTACCGGGTTCATTGGCTGTAAAAGAACTTGACCAGTTAATTAAGACTAAGCCTAACCTCAAGCAGCAAGAAGGTACGATTCGTCGTCTGTTGAACACAATTAATCAAGACTTACGGGCTTCTGAGATTTCTTACGAAGCAGGTGAAAAGCATCGTTCGCAAAACAATGGTAAAATATCTGGCTTCAATCCATACATTGCGAAGAACAAAGCAACACGCTTTACTGAACTTGAAGGTAAATACAAGTCTGGGAAAAAGTTAACAGATGCTGAAAAGGCTGAAGCACAAAAACTTGCAAAAGAACTTCAAATAGAAGGACTATAATGAGCTTTTTAGATTACATTAGTGGTAGAGAAGAATACAAAAGTCCGTTAGAGGGTGGCGAACAAAAGACTTATCGTGTGACTGAAAGCGGTGCGGTAGAGCCGACTGAAGAATCCCCACTACCAGCTATTGGCGGTCTGTTAGGAACTGTGGGTGGTGTTGCTTTACAAAAAGCACCTTATATTGGTCCTATCCTTACACTTGGTCAAACAGCTAAAAATGTTGGTATGTTCGGTAGCGCAGCCCGTACCTTGGCTCCTTCTCTAATTGGTTCAAGTGTCGGCACAGCCGCTGGTTTAACAGCCGAAGGACTTACAGCCGATAGAGCGCCTACGCAGGACAGAGTCTTAGGTGAGCTAGTGTCTAACGCTGCTTTTGACGTAGGTGGTAATTTAGTATTTGGCGCTGCTGGTAAGACATTTAAAATCGCTCAGCCATATCTTGCTTCGTTTTTACCTTTCTTAAAAGACAAAACACCTGACGCTGCTCGTGAAGCAGCACAGCGTTTCTTGTCTGAGCGAGGTGCTACTTTAACAAGAGCGCAATTAACAGGCAGCAACGTAGACATCGGTATTGAAGAAGTTGCTCGTGGCGGTACAGGTTCTGCTGCATTTAGAGCGCAAGAACAAAATGTTAAGCGTGCGATTCAAGAAGGCGTTGACGAGTTTAAGACAAAACTAGATGTGTCTGAACCGTTTAAGATGGCTCTAAAACAGGGCGACCCAACTCAAATGGCTTTGGGCGACAACTTTAAAGCTGCTATTAATGTCGCTCGTGATGAGTTTAAATCTGTCCATCGTCCGTTCTATGAAAAGTTATCTCAAGACACAGGCGCTTATGTTGATATGCGTTCTTTAAAAGCACAAGCACAAAAAGAATACGACAGATTAGCACAAGGTAAATTTGCTGGAGCAGGAGCGGATAAGAAGTCTATTCTTGAAGATATTTTAAAACAAGATGATTTTGTAGATTTTGGAGTAGCTCATGATATTCGTAGTAACTTCGGGGCTGCTGCAAGAGATAAGGTTGAGGCTGGCGGTAAAGCAACAACTTTGTCTGCTGGATATTCAAGGTACGAAAATGCAATTAGTAAGGCAATGGATGATTCTTTTGCGTTAGTTGGAAGCACTCGTAAACGTGTTGAAGGGCAGGGGCTGCAATTTACACCGTCTGCAGCGGAGTCCCCAAACGCAATGGTTACAGGACAAACTGGCTTTAATCCGTATTTAAAGAAAACAGACGAAACAAAGGCTTTAGTCCAGCAGTATCAAAATACACAAGCGGCTTATAAAGAGGGAATGAACGGTTTATATAATAATACCCTAACTAAAGCATTAGACATGGAGCCGGAACAGGTAGGTAAATACTTGTTTAATGCTGAGTCACCTTCTCGTATCCGTGATGTGTTTAAAGCAGTTGCTCAAGTTGATAAGTACAAAAAAACAGATGTAATAAATAGTTTGAAGTTTGGATTTATTGACCAAGTCATGTCTTCTCCTGAGAATGTTCTAAAGTTATCACAGACATTAGAGAAAGATAAAGCGTTTGCGGAGGGCTTTAACTATTTGTTTAAAGCACCCGGTGAGAGGAAAGCATTGCAAGATATTATTGGCGCTGCTAAGTTTGGTCTTGACGAAGGAGCTGCTTCGCAGATTATCCGTAACCGTACTGTTTTAGAAGGTACACGGTTTGCTGCTCAAGCAGGTACATTAGGTGGTGGATTTCTTTTGTTACCTACGGATGTGCAGGATAAAATTCAAAATAACCTACCTGAGATTATTACCACAACAGGTGTATTGTTGTTAACCCCTCGCTTTATCTCCAAAGCAATGACAAGCAAAGCAGGTCAAGATGCTCTTATTGACCTTGGTAAAGTACAAGCTAATCCACGCCTTGCTGGTGCATTGGCGGCAAAGATTGCAAGCAACTTAACTGAATCAGGCATTATTGACAACGAGTACATAACTGATGTAAATAATCGCTTAAAGATGCAACAACCACAACAAGGACCAGAGCAAGCTCCGACTGCTCCGCAGCAAGGTTCGTTTGTTGACTTTCTAAGGGATTAATATGGACCCAATAACACTACTGGCAGCATTTGCGCCTCTAGCGGTAGACTTAGGAAAGTCGTTAATTGCCAAGTTTGTCGCTCCTGAGAACTTTAAACCAGCAACGATTGAGCAGTATGTCGAAGTCAAGAAGATTGACTTGGAGATGTTCAAGGCTTTAAACGAAGCAGGAGGCTCTAATCCTTCTTACCTGTGGGTAGAGGCTATTGTACGTCTACAGCGTCCTCTGGTGGTCGCTGTAGCCCTTGGAGCATGGGCGTGGAGTCACACTTACGGCACTCCGTCGTCTGAAGTAGACAACTTTGCTGCTATTGTTGGTTTTTACCTGTTTGGTGATAGGACTATGTTCTACGCTAAGAACGGTAGAGCTAAGTGAAGTTAACGGAGAACTTCTCCTTACAGGAAATGACTGTATCGGAGATTGGTGAGCGTAGAGGACTAGATAACACCCCCAACGCTACCGAGATAGCCAATCTAGTGCGTACTGCAGGACTCTTAGAGCAGGTTAGGGCTTTAATCAACAAGCCCATCATCGTAAACTCTGCCTTTCGCTCTAAAGCAGTCAACGATGCTGTAGGCTCTAAAGATACTAGCCAACATCGTATCGGTTGTGCAGCAGATATTAGAGTCCCCGGCATGACCCCTAGAGAGGTCGTAGAGGCTTGCATTCAAGCCAACATAGGGTACGACCAAATCATCGAAGAATTCGGCTCATGGACGCATATAAGCGTTCCTGATAGCCCTGCTAGACCACCACGCAAACAGGCTTTGATTATTGACAAACAAGGCACTCGTCCTTTTAACTCATAGGTATCAATTTCACTGCTGTTTTGATACTTATAGGTATAAATTTCCCTATCGGTAAAGTTCTGCTGTTTTTGCACAAGAATTAAGCATAATAACCCAAACGGGAAATAAAAAAACCCCGCCGAAGCGGGGCTGTAAAGCACTACACAATATAATTAGATAGAGCATCCACCAGCGGTGCATGAGAGCATCTTAAAAACCTTCTGGTTTAGCCACAGAACGAACTAAAGCCATAAATCCTTTTTGTAAATCAGTCTTAGCAATTGATACCCATCGTTGGTCTGCTCCGTCAAACCCAGTAAATGCTTCAACTAAAGCACCAACCTCAGTAGCCATTTTTTTAATACTGTTAATGTTCTGAATTTCACTTGGTTTTAATTCTCTATATCCATCAATCATTTTATTCTCCTAAATTAAATCTACCAGCATGAACTTTTGCGTGGCAGTTGCGACACAATACTACACATTTTACAGCTTCTTTTAAAAATGTCTCAAACTTACCTACTCTACTGGGGTCTTTATCCTTAGTAGACGGGTCTGTGTGGTGCATATCTAAACAAGCAGCGTCATTCTCACCACACTTCACACACCCTCTAGCAGCTTTCCACTCTGAAATCTTGCGTCGTTCTTCCGTGAAATAACCACGAGCTTGTTCAGGGTTGTTGTCTCTCCATTTCTTTGCAGTCTTGTTGACACATTCTTTACAAGCCGAGCGTGGCTTGCTGTGAAAAGCCTCTAAAGGCTTCTCCAGCTTGCACGAACTACATACTTTAGATTTCACAGCCACCTGCAGTACAGCTCAAGGTTTGGACACCTTCGACGTTATCGTCATACTCTTTGAAGTTCTCCCAATCTACTGTATCAGGTACTAACATCTTGAGTTGGCGATAAGTATCTTCGCTACACTCTTCATACGGAGCTTGTTTGTAGGTTCCACCATCCATCGGTAAGAAAGACACACCAGTTACTTCATCGAAGTGCTTAAATGTCCATGCTCCAACATCCATCCACTCGTTCTCTAACACAGAGATAGTTACTGACGGCTTATGCTCACAGTAGTGACGCTGGAACAACAACCACAAACGCAAGTGTTGAATCGCAGACAAATCTTCACGCAACAATGCACCGTCAGCTACAGCAACAGGGAAGCTAAATACTGTTGTTGAATCAGGTTTCATTACGCAAGGCTCAGCAACGAACCCAGCTTGAATCATGAATTGAGTGAGAGGGTCTTTGTTATCAGCTCTGACCCGTCGAATATAGTATTTACTATGCTGAGGATGTATGCCAGAGGCAGTAGAACAGAGCTGAGATACGGTTCCCTCGGGCTTGATGGCTGTGACAGCAACACTTTGATTAATACCAATAGCAGAAGCGAATTCAGCATTGACACTGATAGCGATATCACGAAGTTTCTCCAATCGTGCAGGTAATCCTTCATCATCAGGATTGTTAAGTAAAGTATTGTCGCAAATACCTGTCATTGATACACCTAAGAGTGCTTCTTCTTCAGTGTTCTTTTGCCAGATTTTACGCAGATACGGGAAGTCTGTTAACGACGCTTGAAAAGTTCCCAAGATTGTTGCCAGCCTGATTTTATTGCTGATGGTATCGAAAGTGTCGTCAGAACGAATGATACAAGAAGACAAATTACAGAACTGATAGGGACGAAGAATAATCTCAGAGCAAGGATTAGTACCAAACGCATACGACGCATCCCTACGACCATTCTTCGCAGCTTGCTTTTGACTTGCTTCACGATTGAAGATACCACGCTCTCCACTGTGTGATTCATAGATTGAACTCCATTCACGCATGAATTGACCAATAGATGGAGTCTCAACATAGGTAGCGGAGTTATTCGCTAACGCACGTTGTCCTTGACCATCCCACCAGTTACCTGCCTTAGCGTGAGCCATCTTGTCGTCTGTTAAATCAGACAGGCTAATCATTGCCGACCGTCG